CAATTCCTTCCCCATAATCAACCCATATATCAGTGTATATCTTTTGTGTGCTTGGATTATAGACAAGGACTTCTTCATCAATTTCTGGAGTTTTGCCTTCCCAAATAAATTCAATGCCACCATTAAAATATTCCTTTTCATCTTCAGCCATATTCCTTGTTGTTAACTTATTCCATTCATAAAGTGCCACAGTTATGTCTGATGTTCTTTTTTCAGTAGCCATTTTTTTCCTCGCTCTCACACAACAAACCCTACTTATTCCATATCATTTTAACTACCATTAAAATCAAAATAGAAATTACTAGATCAGCTATTGCAGACAGAAAGACATCGAACCAGCTCCAAGAGATTACACCTAACAATTTCAAAGCTATTAATAATAAAGTTAACCAACTAATAAATCCCATTAATCTACCTCCTCAACTTCAAAGAGTGGATTTGTGAACACATCACCGAACCCGCCTTTTTGCAGCTTTTCCATTGTGTGATGTGAGCGAAGATCTAACGTGTTATTGTCATTGCCGATATACCAATATTTCTGTAAAACGTTCCATTTAAGATATTTGCAATTTTTATCGATATTCTTAACCGCTACGATATATCGTTTTTCTTTCTCGATATGATAACCATTCACCCAAGCGTCAGCAAAGATATTTTGCCGATTCTTTTCATCTTCACAAAACCATAGATTCACTTCTTCTGGTGCGTTTTCTAGTGCAAAATGTAAAGTCTTGTTCCGGCCTCTCACGCAAGAGATCCAGTTTGCCACTGGCCGGGGAAGCGTGACTTTTTCTTTTGGTTCGTCTAGTTGCTTCAAGTCTTTCAAAACTTCATCAGTTGCGATAATCGCATAAATAGTATTCTCATACTTTGTCACAATTTCCCTTTTATTCATTCTTCCACCTCCTCAACTTTCAAGCTTTTTGATTTCACGTTCAACTAGCTCTTTACGTTTTTGTAATTCTTCTAGCTTTTGGGCGTCTAATGCTTTCTTGATAATTTCAAGCCGTTCAATATCCATCCTAAAATTTTCTAGGGAATCAACTTTTCGAGCATACTCTCTGAAATTATTCGCCCAATTCCATTCTTCCCAACCGAAACTATTGTTTAGTTCTCGCACTAAATCATTATATTTACTTCTTAAATCAATATTAATTTGACGCTGATAAAGCATTACAAATGTCGCCATTACCAGGACTGACACACAAGCTAAGAACATCACCCAATACATAAGTTCTCCCATTTATTCCACCTCCTCAAACTTTACGAACGTCATCCAGTGGGTTGTTCCTCTTTGTTGTCCAAACAAAGGTTTAAATGGAATGACTTTTAGCACCTCTTTTACATTCACCTGGCAATCTGACCACTTAAAAATTAACGTTCCCCCTACTTTTAAGACTCGCATGCACTCTTCAAAACCTTTAGCCAAATCTTCAGACCAAGTTTCTTTTTCAAGTTGGCCATACTGGGCTTTCATTATCGAATTAGGTCCAGCCCATTTTAAATGAGGTGGATCAAAAACAACTAGATTAAAAGTATTATTTTCAAATGGCATAGCACGAAAATCGCCGATAACATCAGGATGTACGTTGACTTTTTTACCGTGTATTTCAAAGTTTTCTTTTCTGATATCCATGAAAGTTGTATGGCTTTCATTTTTATCAAACCAAAACATCCGACTACCGCAGCAAGCGTCAAGTATTTTAATTTCTTCTGTCATTTTATCCTCCTAAATTGCTGAATGGAACTTCCCATTGATAATCAACATATTCATAACAAACATCTTTGATAATTTCACCTTTGGAAATTTCAATTTCCTGTGTGAATTCTATGCCACACTCAAACGTAAAAATTTTAATATCAACATCAAACTTACTTGAAATTTCTTGATAATTTTCTGGAATAGCACTCCACGCTTGCTTGAAATTATCCAGTTCAACGGTACAAAATTTTTCTTCAAGCCAAACTTCTATTTGTTTTTGATTGATAAACGCTCGTCTTGTCCCATTGATGTAAAAATAGGGACCTGTGCTGTTGAATATAAGTAGAGTGCCATCATATTCATCTGTTAGTGTTACAGTGTCGCTTAATAGCATTTCTTTCAATGCTGATGCAATATTTTCGCTTCTCCCTCTTAATTTAAGAGATCCTTCGGCCCAATTTGGCATTATCCCTTCACCTCCTCAATCTCAACACCCAGACATTCAAACACCCAACCGAATCCGGCTTTTTCCAATTCTTTGCGGGTGTGGTGTGTTTTAAAAAAATTGCCATTATCTCCGTTATTGATTAACCACGAATCACTTTGTAAATCGTGATTAAGGAAAGACACATCTCCGACTCCTTTAATCTTCACTAAATACCGCTTTTTCTCAACCTCATATCCATCAATCCATGCACGGGCAAATAACTCAGAGTTATCCCAATACCATTCTGCAACTCTATCAGACATGCATGCATCTATTGAGTAGGATAGTGTATGACCTAGCTTTTTCTGTTCTCTGATAAAATCCGCCACAAACTGCGGTACTGTGACTTCCTCACGTTCAATAGCACCATCAAACTTTCCTTGTTTATACCCTGCATAATATTTATACAGCCCATAATCACTTCCAAGTTTATTCAAAATTTCATTGATCCATACTGCTTTAGTTGCAAGATCAAACTTTTCAATTCGTGCGATAACGTCTTTTAGTTTAATTTTATATTTATTGACCATTTGATCTGCGCTTACAATAAACTCTTCTGGTATTTCTACTTTTTCGCCACCATCAAGAACTACACTAATTAATAGCGAATCATCTGTAGAATAAGCAAACCCGTCAAAGCTACCATACACTAAAACTTTAGTACAATCATCCATTTTATAAATCCTCCTCTTCAATATTTGATTTTATTAGAATGGTAATTTGTCATCTGTGATGTCCATTTGGCTTGCAAAGCTTGGTGGCATCTGTTCTGTCATGCTGTTTTGGTTTGCGGTATTGTCACGTTTTTCAAGAACTTGGAAATTTTCTGCGACAACTTCAGTCACATATACACGTTGTCCTTGCTGGTTCTCGTAACTTCTTGTTTGGATTCGTCCAACAATTCCCACGAGCATTCCTTTTCTTGTCCAATTGCAGAAGCGTTCTGCTTGTTCTCGCCACATCACACAGTTGATAAAATCTGCATCATACTCATCATTTGCATTCTTAAAATTCCGATTGCATGCAATATTGAATTGAGCAGTTGCAATGTTGTTGGGTGTGTAGCGTAGTTCTGCATCTCTGGTCAACCGTCCAATAAGAGTCACATTGTTAATCATTATTATCCTCCGACATTGTTCATTTCAGCAGCTTCTTTGAGCGCTTCTGCTTTCTTACGTTCCTGCATTTGATATTCTTGATTTAATTTATTCAGGATTGTATCTTGTGCAGTATTCTGTTCAGCTAATCTCTGGATGCTCAATTCATGTTCCTGAATCGTCCATTCCATATCTTTGATCTTATTCTCTTGATCTACTAATCTAGAATTGAGATTGATAGCAATGACTAATGAAATAGTTGCCAATGAGATCAAGTTGATGATCAGCCAATTGATTTTACTTTTCATCTTCAATTACCCTTTCTAGCCTGAATTGACCAGCTTCTCTTCCTCGCTCGTTCAAGTGTATATAATACTTGAGGAGAGAAACATCTTTTCCTGTGATCTTGCTCAATTCTTTCAGTGGAGCTGTACAGATGTATTTCCCTTGATCAAAGAATCTATAATCCGTCAATTCCTCTGGATCCCCCATCAATGTTTTCTCATCAATATTGAAGAACTTACACAATTCTTGGACATGAGCTGGTTTTATATCGTCTTTTGTGATCCATTGCTGAATTGTATTTTGATTTCTATTCAACTTCCTTGACAGCTCTTTGCGTGTTAGTCCTTTACCAAGAATCAGCAATTGCAGTTGTTGACGGAAGTGATCCATCTGATTTCTTGTGTAATCTCTCATGTTGTCACTCCTGTTCATAACTATTCTTCAAGTCCTCAATAAGCCATTCAAGATATTTCTTAGCCTTATCCAAATCTTCAAGCCCGTTCTTCTTCTGGAATCTACATAGATACTTGATAGTATTTCCCCAGTAGAAGCCTTGGACTCCTTTCAAATTTCCTGCAAAGTTCCGGATGACATCAATGGATTCCAGACCATATTCACCACAATAGTGATTTGGCTTGTTCACTGAATCATTCATCTCTTCTAAAATCTGTTCAAATGACCGTTCTTTCATTTCAACCGTTCCTCCTTGATCCAAATTCCGTCAACCAATTTCCCTTTGCGGTCCTTGATTTCTTCATAGGCTTTATTTAAGCACTCCACAAAATCATAGTTGAGCATTTGAGAGATTCGCATCAATTCATGTACTACGCTTTTAAGTTGATATCCCTGACGGTTGAAATATGATGCTAGTGCTTGGTCCATCATCAATACAAAGTAATCTTCTGTCTTTGCAGCTTCTGAGAAAATGAATTTCTCTTGTTCTGGGAAGATTTCTTTTGTGTTGATTCCAAGTTGAAGAGTCAACCCAATCAATACAACAGTGATGTCTCCGATACTGTCTTTGGTCACTTCTTCATCTTTTTCAGCAATTCCTCTTGATAGCTCCCCGATTTCTTCATAGAGCTTCAGGAATTGTTTATTGGGTTCCTGAGTGTGTAAGTTGCGATCATAGAACCATTTTTGAACTTTTGAAATTAGATCCTTTAATTTGTTGTTTTCCATTCGTTAATACCTCCGACTTTCCATAGCTTCAGGAAATTTGAAAATGTGTTTGCTTGCTCCCTTGAAGATTCGGTCAGCAAGTGCTTGATTGTAGATTTTTTTGATGTCATTACTTGACAAGTTAGTGTTGAAGAATGTTGTTTGCCTGTTGTCTAAAATTTTAAACAGCACTCTCTGTCTCCATTCATTCGCTTCTTTTAGATTGGCGCTCATGCTACTTTCTTTCCCCAAATCGTCCAAGAAGAGAAAGTCAACTTTGCTGAGTAGGTCAACAGCGTAGCTCTCTGTGAAGTCTCCTCGACCATTGAAGCTTTCTTCAATCTTATTGAAGAGAGCTGATGTTGAGATGAAGATCACGCTTTTTGGATTCTCACATTCTTTTGATTTCTCATTCAATGCTTTTGCTAATCCAATAGATAGATGGCTTTTCCCAATGCCTGGCGGTCCACTTAGGATCACATTCCCTGTTTCAAACTTCAGATAATCCCTCAGCATCCGTTTCATGAAGTTCAGAGCTTGCTCATTCGTTGAATTGTCTGCTGTATAATTCTCTAATGTCTTATCACTCAACTCTTGAGAATAGATGCTCTCTCTTTCAAATACTTTGTAAGTGTGAGACAAGAGGGCTTGAATTTTCGCTTCCTGCCTCAAGAGAGATTCCATCTTTAGGATTTCTTCTTTTTCGCATTCAGGGCAGATCTCAATGATCTGTTCTGATCCACTGATCTTCACTTTTGCATGAAGGATCTGACAACCATGTTTATCACAAGATGTAATTTCTTCATTCATTAGAATCCCAACCTTTCATCTTGCTTCTGGACATTTTGCTGTTTAGGAATTTGCTGATTGCGGTATTTTTCAAATTTACTAGCGTTGAAGAGTGTGTCTGGTGTTAAGTATTTAGACATCTTTGTGTTTTCCTTCCACTCATTTGTCTTTACATCAATCACATATTTGAAGTCTTCGATTGTATAGTTCTCACTCAATCTTCCATTGATTAGTCTTTGAGTTGATTTGCTAGTTGGTTTGAAATGTGAACCAGTTTTCTCATTTAGATATTTGATGATTTCTTCATAGACATCTGGTTGGGGCTTTTGCCCCTTATCTATTTCTATATCTTTATCTATATCT